CAACACAAAAACGATAAGCCAATCGGCCGTATGCAAAAGTTTAATAAAGCCGAAGATGGCATTTACGCATCTTTTAAGATCAGCGCATCTATGCAAGGTCAGGATGCTTTAACACTTGCAAGCGAGCAGTTAATTGACGGTCTATCTGTAGGTGTTGAAGTAACTGGATCTAAGCAAATGAAAGATTATCTATATGTAACCAAGGCAAGCTTAAAAGAAGTTAGCCTGGTAGAAACACCAGCATTTGCTGAGGCAAATGTAACCAAAGTTGCTGCAAGCGAAAGCGAAGCAGATGCAACACCAACTACTACGGAAAGTGAGGCTATCTTGGATACAACTCCAGAGCCAACTGTTACACCGGCAGAGGTTGCTCCAGTAGAAGCCGCACGTCCAACAATTAGTGCTGCTATCTATGCTGAGCCACGTACGCCAATCAATTCACAAGCCAAATATCTGCAATATGCAGTTAAGGCACAATTAGGAGATCACGAAGCTGGTCTATGGGTAAGAGGCGAAGATGCAAAATCACAGAAAATTACAGCTGCTGATGATTCATTCTCAACCAACCCAGCATTCTCACCAGTAAGTTATGCAACAACTGTTGTAGATACTCTTATCGGATCACGTCCAACTATTGAGGCATGTGGTGGAGCAAAAGTTATTCCTAACTCTGGCATGACTATCTCACATCCTAAAATTACAACTTCAGGTACCGTTGCAGAGACTGCAGAAGGTGGCGCACCATCTGAGACAGGTATCGTATCTGCATACGTAAATGCAACTGTTAAGAAGTACGCTGGATTACAACGCTACTCAGTAGAATTACTAGAGCGTTCATCTGATAATCCTGCATTCTTTCAAGCAATGCTTGACAACATGACACGTGCCTATAACAAGGCAACAGATGCAGCAGTAATTGCTGAAATTACATCTGGTGGAACTCTTGCAACATCACAAGCTACTACCTACTTAGGTATCCAAGCATTTATTGCACAAGCTGGTCCAGCTGCATACGCAGCAACAGGTGACCTAGCAACTGCATACATTGCTGGTACTTCACAGTGGTCACTATTGATCGGTGCAAAAGATTCAACAGACCGACCAATTTTCACTTCACAAAATCCAATGAATGCTGGTGGTACATCATCACCAACATCACTACGTGGAAACGTACTTGGCTTAGATTTATATGTTGATGCCAACATGGTATCTACAACTATTGATGATTCAGCATTTATTATTGTGCCATCAGCAATTGCAATTTACGAGAGTCCAGTATTACGACTTTCAACAAACGTACCAACATCAGGCGAAATTGAATTGATGCTGTACGGATACTTGGCAACAAAGACACTTGTGTCTGGTGGCCTACAACGCTACAACATGACAGCGTAGTAATAGCAATACTTTAATAATCCTCTGGGGTTTAGTAGCCCTAGCCCCAGGGGAGCTTTTTAAGAGAGGACAGTATGGCAGCCACAATGGTAACTAAAGCCGAATTACGTAGTAATTTAGGCATAGGTAGCTTATACAGTGATGCAACCGTGGAAGAGTGCTGTCAATCGGCAGAGGATTTAATTTCTAAATATCTTTGGCACAATGATGCTCCAGTAGTGGGCACATCTATTAGTAATAACGTAGCAAGCATAGTTTTAGCAAACCCTGGCATATTCGTTACAGGTCAAGAAATTACAATTAGCGATTCTGGTGCAACATATAATGGCACCTACACATTAACCGGATCATTCCCAGGTACTACAGTGCCAGCATCTATTGGCACAGCATTTTGGAGCACATACGCATTTAGTTCAAATCCTAACGGTTACAGCATTATTCAATATGCAAAGACAGCTGCAAACGATCCATTTCATTTTGTAAAACCATACGGCCGAGCCCTTGGCCCAGAGCATAAATCACAGGCTTACACTGCGACCCCTGCCATTAGAGAGGCTGCGATGATCGTAGCTGTAGACATCTGGCAAGCACGTCAAGTTAGCCAGACTGGTGGGGTAGGTATGGATGGGGTATCTGCAAGTCCTTACAGGATGGGGTACCAACTGATAAATAGGATCAGAGGCCTCATCCAACCGTATTCTAGTCCTAATTCACTGGTCGGCTAATGCCAGCAGCAATAACCACATTACGTGGCACACTAGCAACAGACCTAGCCAATGCAGGCGTGTGGTCTACCTTTGCTTATCCACCTGCGACTCTACTGGCTAACAGTGTAGTAATTACACCTAGCGATCCTTACATCGTGCCATCTAATAATGATTATACAAGTATCGCACCTTTAGCTAATTTTAAAGTTTTGATAACCGCACCTGCATTTGACAATCAAGGCAACCTAGCAGGCATAGAAGACTTTATTGTCGCCGTTGTGACTAAACTGAACGCATCATCTTTGGTGCTAAACATATCAAGTGTCTCCGCTCCAGCTATAACTAATGCAGCTAGTGGAGATTTATTAACGTCAGAAATAACAGTATCAATCCTAACGAGCTGGAGCTAAAATGAGTCTAACACCAGAAGATTTAGCCTTCTTGAAAAAGATAGGTCAGATCGAAGAAGCACCAAAACCTGCAACTACTAAAGAGAAAGACAAGGAGTAATCATGGCCGTATTTCTGAATAATGGCGTTTCCGTCACGTTCAATTCTGTAGACCTGTCAGCATACGTTACATCTGTAACTGTTAATCAATCATTTGATGAACTAGAAGTAACTGCTATGGGAGATACAGCTCACAAATTTGCTAAAGGACTAGAGGCAAGCACTATTACTCTAGATTTCTTAAATGATAATGCTACAACTACTGTAATCCCTACTTTGCGTGCTGCTTATGGTACAACTGTACCTGTGATAATCAAGCAAACAACTGGAGCCGTATCTGCAAGCAATCCTTCATATTCAACTACTGTTTTGGTTAATAACTTAAACAATGTAAATGGATCTGTAAGCGATATATCAAGCCAATCAATTACATTTACCTGCAACAGCGTAATAACTGTAGCGGTAGCATAAGGAGAAATAATGGCAAAGCTAAAGATAACAAGGGCTAATGGCGAGGTAACAGAACATAAGATCACGCCAGGTGTCGAGTACGCTTTCGAGTTAAAGTACGGCGCAGGAATTAGTAAAGTCCTACGTGACCACGAACGGCAAACTGAGATTTACTTCTTAGCGCATGAATGTTTACGTAGGGCTAACGTAATTGTACCTGTTTTTGGTATGGAGTTTATTGACAGCCTAGAAACTGTCGAGGTATTAGACGAAGAAAAAAAATAGTATCGCGTGACTCTACGCTCTACTTGATAGCAAATTTATCTGTAGAGCTAGGGATCGCGCCTAGCGAGTTTATTAACATGGACGAAGAAATGCTAAAGGCTATTGTTCAAGTGCTTAGCGATAGAGCAAAGGAGATCAAAAATGCCAGTCGAGGTCGTAGGCGTTAAAGATGTCCTTAAAGGTTTAGAATTTATTGATGAAAACATGCGCCAAAAGATTAGGATTGCTATTGATCCTTTAATGCGTGGTGTGGCAAGTAAGGCTAGAGGATTTGTGCCAGATAACGGGAGTGTATTATCGGGTTGGAGTAAAGCACCTAACCCAGAAATTAACTATCGTCCATTTCCTAAATATGATGCTAACACTGTAAAAGCGGGTATCGGATATAACTCAGGCGAAAACAAAACATTTAAAAATGGATTTAAAATTAGTAATTACGTGTATAACGTAAGCGCAGCTGGTCGTATATATGAGACTGCAGGTCGTAATAACCCACAAGGGCGTGCGCCATTTCAGCAGATAAATCCCGGCACACCTAATTCACCAATGGGCGCAGTGCAAGGATTTGAAGGCACAAGGAGAGCTAGAGAATATACCTATAATAAATCTACTAGAGAATATTCATCTAACAATCCGTTTGCAGGTTACCAGTTTGTAACATCTATGCCAGGACTTACATCACAGCCTAAAATTAAAGGCGTACGAGGTGGCACTGGTAAAAAAACTAAAGGCAGACTTATATTTAAGGCGTGGTCTCAAGATAGCTCTAAAGTTTACGATGCAATACTGCAAGCAATAAATTCTACAGCTATACAATTTAACAAATCCACAGAGATTAAGAAGGCAGCCTAATGGCCAATGTAGTCGTCTCGGCTATTGCTACCTTTAATGGCAAGGCACTTAAAAAAGGTCAAAAGGATATATCAGCCTTTGACAAATCAGTAAAAAAATTAGGTAAAACTTTTGCTGGCACATTTGGCGCATATCAATTATTAGCATTTAGTAAAAAGGCTATTGCCGCTTTTACAGCCGATGAAAAAGCCGCTAAATCTTTAGAAGTACAATTAAAAAACACAGGTTTCGCATTTTCAGCACCTGGCGTAGAAGCCTATATATCTAGCTTACAGTCTTTGTATGGAGTATTAGATGATGAGTTACGACCAGCATTTCAGCAATTACTTACAGCTACTGGATCTATTACTAAAAGTCAAGATGCATTACAAACCGCACTTAACGTAAGCGCAGCCACAGGTAGATCACTCAGTGAAGTTAGCGCAGCATTAACACGAGGATTTTCAGGTAACACTACTGGTCTTAGTAGATTAGGTGCTGGTCTAAGTAAGACATTATTAAAGACTGGCGACATGAATAAAATCATGGAAGAATTAAATACAAAATTTGCAGGTCAAGCAGCAGCTAGATTAGATACTTATGCAGGCAAGATGGATCTATTAAAAGTTGCATCTGCTAACGCATCTGAAACTATAGGTAAAAGTTTATTAGATGCTTTAGCAGCATTAGGCGATGATAATAGTATTGAAGGCTTAAGTAAAAACATGGAAGATTTTGGCACAGCCACAGCTGAAGTTATTACAGGCTTAGGCATAGTAGCTGAGAGACTAAAAAAATTAACAACTATACCGGGAATTGGCAATATATTTGATGTAAAAAATATACCAGTGCTAGGTGGTTATATTGGCGGCTTGCAACAATTAGGCAGAAACGCTATGCCACAGCAAGATCGCGGCGGTCAGGAAAGAACAGCAGGGCGTGTTAACGCGCAACAA